CTATTGGTCGAAGAAAGGTAAAGATTATCGTATGGTAAAGAATAAGGATATAGAATCTGTATACCTTGAGATGGAGACTTCAAGAGGTAAAACGGAATATATTCTTCTGAAAGATGTTTTGTTTGCTAAATAAGAAACCATGATTAGGTATCGTATCATAACGAAACAAATCTTGGAAGAAGGTTTATCTTATAATGATGCTATTGTGGCAATGGAAATATTAAAAGATACTGGACAAGAAGTCGAGATAGAGAAGTATACTGTTCAGTCAAAATTGATGGGGCGTGATCCAGACTTGCATTAATCCTTTATAAATAAAGTAAAGGATTAAATATATGACACAACCCTCAAGTGAGTTTTTTGGCCTTGACGGATTCGTATGGTTCGTTGGGGTTGTGGAAGACAGGAAAGACCCTTTATTATTAGGACGAGTACGGGTTCGTTGTCTTGGCTTTCACACTGAAAATTTATCTGACCTTCCGACAATTGATCTACCATGGGCGCATGTTATGCACCCTGTAACTAGCCCTTCTATGAATGGGCTAGGACATACCCCTACGTTCATGGTAGAGGGTACTTGGGTTGTAGGTTTCTTTCGGGATTCAGAAGAGAAACAATTACCCATTATTATTGGTACGCTTCCCGGTGTTCCTACAAAGCCTAAGTCGGGAGTGGGCTTTGCTGATCCATTCGGATATTATCCTTCATCAAAAGGTCTTGCAAGTTCTGGTCACAAAATCGGTGAACCTGACACATCCAGACTTGCAAGAGGAGTGATTTCAGAATATCATACGGCACTTAAAAACAGAAGAAAAAAGAGAGTAAAAGGTATACCTGTTGCAACAAAACCTAAAATGTTATCGACAAAAGGGGCTGGTCCTGATGAAATATCAGATGCCGCCGCTGCTGCTGCCGATGCTGCAGATGCAGCAGAAGCTGCCGCTTCTGTTGACGATCCGATTTGATGAAGTGGGGGAGAATAATTAATGGCTACTAATCCTGAAGATATTACTAGTCCAGAGGTTACTAGAGCGGTTGAAGGGGCTGTCGCTACTGTATCAGAAAATGTTGCCGCCCAAACCGCTTCTACAGAGCTATCAGATATACAAGGAATGGCAACTACAGAAAAAAATATTGATGAGGCAAACTCGCCTGAGAAAACTGAAATTCAATGGGATGAGGAAAAAGAAAAGGCATCATCAGGTCTTAAATGGGATCAACCGCACCCAAAAGGTCATCCTCCTAATGCTAATCCATATCCATCAGCAAAGTATCCTTTTAATCATGTATTTGAGTCGGAGAGTGGTCATATAGTAGAATTTGATGATGATGCTAGAACCTCTCGAATATTAACTCAACATGCTAATGATAGCTTTGAAGAAATTATTAGCACAAGTTCTGGAAAGAATGAAAAAGTAGTTAAAGTCGAAGGAGATAGTTACGAAATTGTTGCTGGTAAAAAGAATATTTTTATTAATTCTAGTGGTGCAGCAAAAGAGGGAGTGACTTTAACTGTTGTTGGAAATATGCGTCATCTGGTGATGGGAGATTATATTCTAGAAGTTACTGGTGATTTCACTCAAAAAATACATGGAAATAAAGAAGTGAAAATACTGGGAGATAATTTAGAAGAAATAAAAGGTGCTTCAGTTCATAAAATTGAACAACATTATGCTAATACTGTTTCAAATCATGAACTCCATATCGTTGGAGAAGATATCCAACTACATTCTGCAAGAAATATAGTATTACAATCAGACCGAAATCAATTACATTCCACAAGGAAGAGGATGGTGCTGGAGTCAGTTGGTTCACTTGAAGTTATCACTGATGGACAATTAGACATTTTGTCTAGTAAAAGTGCTATAGTAATAGGTGCATTGGACTCGGTTTCTATAGATGGAAGAGATGTTAATTTAGGTACAACAGGTCCGACATTGGATGGGTTAACAATAAACGTTGAAGCGGGTAATGCAGACACAAAATCAATATATACTGGAAAAACAACTCACCTTCATGCTTTACAAACTGTATATGTTGATGGCAAATTGGTTCACTTGAACCAACCTAATCCACCTTCCATAATATCTAAGTCTTGGCCAGCCACGCCCGGTGGCGATCTGGAACCATAATGGCACATCAATTTATAATATTAGATATTTATGGTAAGTATCATACATATACTGAATATGATGATATACCTAAAGATAAAATTTTAGAGGTTATTAAATATAAGCCTGATGTAGATTTTGGAGATGATGGTGAACAGCTTGGTCCAGTAACAGAAAGTTTTCAACTTCGATTAGAACATGACACTTTTGATTCAGATGAAGATGCCATTCCACATTTAATAACTGAAGGTGTTCCAGTACTCGGCAATTTAATAGCAGAGACAGGAGATTTTTTAGTTCAAGAAGTTAATGGAGATAATATACTAATTTCTATGGACCAACAGGTCGTTGTTGATGGCAATGCCTCCGAAGAGCTTGGACGGGTTTTCCCTGTTCATATACTTTTAAATGGAAGTGATGCATCTGGTAGTAATGCGGGTGGAAAAATAGTTGGTGAAGATTCAGAAATACATGGAAGACATAGATTGGCATTAGAAAATTATCCAACTGATATTTTAGTTCTTGAAGATGCCCCAACTGCAAGAGGATTGCGGCAAGCAGAACCAGCGGGTACAGTTGAAGAGAAAGACCTTAAAAATCATACAGAGGAAGAGCATCGAGAACTCGCTCTGTGGGGATATAGAGGTCTTAAATTAGTAGAACATGCCAGAGCAAACAATGATGCTTGGAAAACTTTGGAATCTGTTGACACAACAGCAGAAGAATATAGATATAATATTCCTTCATAGAAATAAATATTATAATAAAGGAGATAAAAATGCCGGGAGTAACTTATGTAGGAGCGGAAGATGCAATACATTGTGAAATTCCAATCCGAGAAGAACATTCACCAGATGTAAAAGTTAATGATATTTTTGTGAGTAGACAATTAGATAGAAACCATAATCATAAAATACCACATACACATACATGTCCTTTACATCAAAATGTTATTACATATGGCAGTTCAACTGTAAGAGTTAATAATAGAGGTTGTGGTCGAGTTGGCGATGATGTTGGACCGAATTGCACATGGGTAGCAGAAGGTAGTTCAGATGTCTTTGCGGGTGGTATACAAGGTCCAGCCGAGACTGACCTCTCTGAAGCAATTGCTGCCATATGATGAATCCGGTGGGGGCAGCACTAGACTGATCTAGTGGAATTGTAATATAAAGGAGATTAATAGTGGCTGATGATAGCTTCGACCTTATGGAAACGAACCATGACCGGCTTTTTGATGTAACTCCCGGCGGTCCAACAGAGGATAAAATTAAAAAGGCATCAGAACCCGCCAAAAAGTTGGCTGCTAGTATAGCTGGACTTATTATGGGTGGTGCTATGGGTGCTAGTTTTGGAGCCATAGCTGGCAATCAAGCTAGAAATGCTCTTGGAAGACTTCTTGGAACAGCTAGTTTTCATAATGAGTTAGCAAAAATTGCCGCCGCCGCCATGAATAATCCTTTGGCTGCTGTTGCTGCTATTGCTACTCTAAAACAAGGAAATTTTAGGGCAGTTCTCGACGCTGCAGCAACAGCAACAGCAATTGGTGTGGTTGGAACAATCGCAAATGGTGCGTTAGCAACAATAATTCAAAATGTTCCAGCAGCGGCTAATCTTCCAATCGTCTTACATACTGGTAGAGAGTTACTTATACAAAATAATAAACTTATTGAAAAAATTTCTTCTGGGGCTGGTGGTGATTTTATATTAAGGGAAATTCCAAATTCTGAAGCTGAAGACTTGGTTCTTAGATTTATTGATAGCAGTAGCGTTACAGAAGTTCAAAATGAATTTGGAGATACTGTATTACAAGTTCTCCCAATCGGATTGAATGAATTGCGTGATTTTCCAGTGTCAGAGGATGATGACAGAATTATTGATGATGATGGTGTAGAATTTAAATCATCTGGTGCTACAATAATTGATCTTGCTGTAAAAGAAGCAATAAAAAAGCAGAAAGAAAATCCTGATGTTCCATTTGAAGTACACAGTAATTTTAGAATTACAGATTCAAAAGGCAATCAAATTCCTATTCCAGATGTTAGAATACCAGAAACAATAACTACTGACGCAGCGACCGCTGCAGCAGAGAAACTTACTCGACAAGCTACACAAGCGGCAGGAGGTGGTGCTGGTGGTTCTGGTGGTGGGAGTGCAGGAATTGGTGGGGCAATCGCTGGCGGGTTGGCTCTTGCCAATTTAGCTTCTTCTAATGTTTCTTTGGCATTACAACTGTCTCTTGTTGGGTCATCAGGAAAATCTGGGAAGGCGAAGCCTTACGCTAAAGCGGCTATAACACCAGAGGAACCGCCGGGATACGGCGGGGGAGTGGAGTAATGACTAAACTTGTCTAACTTTCCGTTATAAATAAAAGAACGGGAGTCCATAATGGATACACAGAATCACACTGAATTTTTTCGGCAATCTGCAGAGTCTGGTAATGAGGATAAAATATTTGATGTAAATAAAGAAGGTCGATTTGATGCCGAAGGTAATAATTTTCCAGATGGTGGTTCTGTAAGAACTTATGCTGACTTAGATTTACTTTTTACAAGAAAACCAGAAACTAAAGATGTTAATATTTTAAATAATATTACAGCAGTTAAAAGGTCAATTAGAAATCTTGTATTTTTAAATTTCTATGAAAAACCTTTTAATCCTGATATTGGGTCTGACATTCGTGCCACTTTATTTGAACCTGTTACTCAATTAACAGCATTTATATTGACAAAGAACATTGAAGAAGTTATAGAAAATTATGAACCAAGAGCAAGAGTTATTTCAATCACTGCTTTACCAACACTAGATCGTAATGCTTATAATGTTAGCCTAAGTTTTTTTGTTGTGAATGTTCCAACAGAGTTAGTAGATTTAACATTGTTTTTAGAGAGATTACGATAATGGCAATTAATGATTCAAGATTAACAGTTACAGAATTTGATTTTGATGCAGTAAAAGAAAATTTTAAAATCTTTTTGAAAGCACAAGATACCTTTAAAGACTATGATTTTGAAGGTTCTGGTATGAATATACTTTTGGATGTTCTTGCTTATAACACACATTATCTAGGTTATAATGCTAACATGTTAGCAAATGAAATGTTTTTAGATAGTGCGTCTTTAAGGTCAAGTGTAGTTTCTCATGCAAAGACATTAGGATATACACCAATTTCATCGACTGCAGCAAAAGCCACAGTTGATGTAACTCTTAATAATACAACAAGAAGTTCTGCTACCATGCCAGCAGGGACAGCATTTTCAACTTCAATTGATGATGTTACATATCAGTTTGTGACTATTGCTGATGTTACTAAACAAAGAAGTGGAACAACGATTGTATTTCCAAGTGTTGAAATATATGAAGGAACATATATAACATCAAGATATACTGTTGATACATCTGATGCTGAACAACGATTTGTAATACCAAGTCCATTAGCAGATACAAGCACATTAACTGTAACTGTTCAAACATCAGCATCTGATACCACAACCACCACATTTACAAAAACAACAGATATATCACAAGTGTCTTCTACATCTGAAGTATATTTTTTACAAGAGGTAGAGAATGGACAATTTGAAGTATACTTTGGAGATGGAGTTCTTGGTAAAGCATTATCAGATGGAAATATTGTTCGTTTAAATCATGTAGTGTCAAACTTAAATTTAGGAAATGGAGCATCAATATTTGAAGCAACGGCAGCTATTGCTACAGTAACAAATGTATCTGTGTCTACAATAAATGCATCCAGTGGTGGTAAAAGACGAGAAAGTATTGCATCTGTAAAATATAACGCTCCTTTAAATTATGCTTCACAAGGTCGAGCGGTAACTACAGATGATTATAAATTAAAAGTTAAAGAGTTGTATGCTAACACAAGAGCGGTGCAAGTTTTTAGTGGAGATGTTGGTTCTTTTGACACAAGCGTTGGTGTAACTGATACACCAGAATATGGTAAAGTTTTTATTTCAATTAAGACAACATCTGGTAATAATTTGACAGATAGTGAAAAAACTTCTCTTGTGTCAAGTTTAAAAAAATTCACAGTAGCATCAATCACCCCTGTGATTGTCGATCCAGAAACTCTAAATTTAATAATTAAGGTAAGTTTTACATATGATACAAGTAAGACTTCAAAGACTATATCAGATTTAGAAACAATTGTCAATAACGAAATGGTTTCATTTAATACAAATAAATTAAATGCATTTGATGCACCCTTTAGACACTCTGAATTTGCTGCAGCTATTGACGATGCAAATACTTCGATTACTAGTGCCACAGTTACCATAAACATGGGTAAAAACTTTACACCTACGTTAAATACGGCTACTGGATATACAATTAATTACGGTAATGCTATCTACAATCCTTATTCTGGTTATAATTCGGATGCTGGGGGTAGTATTGCAAGCACAGGTTTTTTTGAAATTAATGACACTGTAAATGAACAATTTTTTGATGAAGATGGAAATGGTAATATTAGAAGATATTATATTCAACCAGAATCTACGGCAACTACCACAAATCCAGCAGGAACACGGGTGATTGTTGATGCTACTGCAGGAACTGTTGATTATAAAAAGGGTATTGTAAAAATAAATGCATTACAAATTACATCTATTGGGTTAGTTGATGAAATAACCTCTAGTGTTATGCGTTTAACTGCAATTCCTAATGCTGCTAACATTCAACCAACGAGAAATCTTTTGTTAAGTATTGATACTGTTAATAGCACAGTCAATGGAAGTGTGGATGGTATAGCATCTGGAACAACTGATAATACAACAGCACAAGCATCATCTCACTCTATAACCTCGGCGTACTAAAATGGCTCCTTTTGATAATCCAAGTACAGCAAAACTTACAACAAAAATTAGTCCAGTTTTTACTGACCATATGCCAGAGTTTGTTGTTTCAGATCATCCCATATTTACGGATTTTCTAAAAACTTATTATGAATTTTTAGAATCTGCAGAATTAGAATTAACGGTCACGATTAATAATATTTTATTAGAAACCTCATCAGATTCTTCTTTGTTGGATGAAGAAGGAAACAAGATTGTATTACAAAAAGAAAATGGAACCACAGGTAAGTTTGAAGTTGGGGAAACAATAACAGGTGCAACATCAAAAGCCACAGCAAAAATTTTAGTAGATGACTTGGGAAATTCTACACCAAGAATTTTCATAACATCAAATCAACAATTCATAACCGGAGAGACTGTAACTGGAGCAACATCTGCTGCTACTGGTGTAGTTGTAAAATATCGTGGTAATCCTATACAAAATATTCAGCAACTTTTAGAGTATGCTAATGTTGATAATACCATTTATGACTTTTTAGATAAGATGCGAGATGCCTTTATGGTATCCATACCAGATGATTTAACAGATGGTTTAGATAAAAGAAATATCATCAAAAATATAAGAGACTTATATGCCATAAAGGGAACTCGTGAAGGTCATAAACTTTTCATGAAAATGCTTTTAAATGATGATGTGACTGTTAATTATCCTAATGAATTAATGATACGAGCATCTGATGGTCGTTGGAATAGTAGAAAATTATTAAGAACGGTTGCAGGACCAAATTCATTAGGAAGTGAAATTGTTGGTCAAAAGGTAACTGGAGCAACTTCCGGTGCAACAGGTGTTGTGGCATCTATTGAACTTTTAGAAGAGAAAAAAATAGAAATAACACAAATTGAATTAGACCTTGATAGTGTGGTTGGAACCTTCCAAGATGATGAAACCATCACGGCTACCTCGAATACCACTGATTTTATATTGACATTCACTGTAAAAAATATTGTTGATTCTATTTCAGTTACAGATGATAAAAGAGGAAGTTTATATTCTGTTGGTAGTCAGATTGATTTTGAAAATCGAGGCAATAATTTAGCAGTTTCTGAAGTATCTGACATTGGCACGGGTAGTATAAAAGGCATTTATGTTGATGCTGGTGGCACAGATTATAAAGTTGGCGACAGAATTATATTTACAACTGGTGATGATGAAGTATCAACCTCAAATGCTCTCGGTGTAGTTTCGATATTAGATGGTGCTATGCAGTTGGATGGAACAGATACTGATAGCACAGATGCTGGAGATTTTATAGTTATTGAAGATGGAACCAGCACACATTTAGAATCATTTGGAGTTCAACTTGAAGATGAGACAGTAGGAGTGGAACCGTTTTCAGTGTTTGGAACTGACACTCTTTATAGTGATACAAAAGGTTATTATTATCCTCTCTATCTATCTTTCCAAGATGCCGAAAGGGCAAATGATGGAAGCCCTGCAGGAGTTGCCCATAAACATATATTTGAGGAATATAAAAATCAAGAATTTTGGATGCCCTCTAATTTTTCAAATCATGCCAAGTCTACTAACGTATCATCTTTAACAATTTTAGATGTAAGTGAAACAATAACTCTTTATGGATCAAATTTAGTTTTTAATAGAACAAATACAACAGGTGCAAGTGGAACAGGAGATAGTGCTACTGGTGGTCTGGATGATAGATCAGTAATGTTGATGGATGATTATGTTGAACCAGATGAATTCAAGACAGATGGTGATAGAATTGCAATTGAGTTTGGCACTGATACACAAAATGAGGCTATCTCAAGAGCCGTAATATTGAAGAGTGGTGGGGGATATAAAAAATTACCTACTGCTGCTGTTTCTTCAGAGTTTGGTTCTGATGCAACATTATTTGGAACAACAGATGATATTGGAAATATCAGAGTTGTTGATTTAAAAAATCCCGGTTTCGATTATGCGATAGTTCCAGATACTACAGCCAGAGCTAACTTCCAAGTAAAGGGTGTTACTGGTGAATTCAAGGTTGGAGAAGCACTTACTTCTCACACAGGAACTGTAAGAAATTATGATGGCACTAGACAAATTTTAGAAGTCAGTTTTGAAGATGTAATTAGAACAACATTGGAAACTACTGATGCTATTCCTATGGAGCTTGAGGATGTTGATAGCAATGGAGATGCTATTTCTGGAATTGATAAGACACAAAAAAGTATTTTAGTTGCTGATGGTCATTTACCTACAGAAGAAGCTTTGATAACTGAAGATGGTGATTATATCGTTACAGATGCCGAGTTTGTTACAGATTTTAATTTGAGAATGGAAGATGGAACAACTGGAGATTCATTTTTTGATATTTTAAGACAAGAAGGAACCAGAGTCGAAGTTATTTCTAATATCATTCTTGATGCTACTGATACAAGCGGTGGAGATGTTAACGGAAAAATTCTCTTTGAAGGAAGTGACGATGTATTTCTTATAGCAGAGCATGACACTACACCACAGTTTTTAGTTGCTGATGGAACAGACTCCGATGGAACAAATGCTGGAGAAAATTTAGTATCAGAAAGAACTGGTGGTTCTAATGTATTTGGTAATAAATTTATTGCTGAAAACTTTTCAACTATTGTTCCAGATGTAGATGGTGATGGAGAATATTTTCTTTTAGAAAACTCTGATGGTGCAGTTCATGGTGTAGGTCAACGCCTTGTAACGGATGCTTCATCAGATACACTTGATGAAAGTGGAAATTCATTGAGGTTAGTTTTAGACGGCACTGATTCAGACAGTAGTAATGCTGGTGGATTGATAGTTAATGAAACAGATTCTGGAAGTATTGATATTTTATTGGAAGATATTGCTGGCACTATACAAGGTAGACTTTTACAAGAAATATCTCCTCAAACTGGTGCGGTAGCATTGAATGGCATTAATACATCTTCTACACATGCTGGTGATAACTTAATTCATGAGCTTGATGGAATTGATTTTTCAGCAGGAACCACTACAATTTCAACTGCTTCTGGAAGTGCTACTATTGTCAATGTTAATATTGCAAAGACAAACGCTACTATTGGTCCTGTTAGTGAAACAACTCCCGGTTATGATACATATCTTAGTCAGTTGAGTCATGATTTGATTAGACTTCAAGATTCATTTTTCTATCAACAATTTTCATATGAGATTGTTACTGCTTATGGAACAGCAGATTGGCTTAATGCTCTTAGAAAGGCTGTTCATCCTGCCGGATTTGCCGCTTTTGGTAAGGTTCAAATGTCTACTCAATTGGATGCAAAAACTGGCAATATTGGTGCTAGTTTGGGTGGTGGTTTTGCCCATCCAGCAGCACCGGGAACAATAACTTCAATTGTTGATGTTTTTGATTCTGTTCAGAAAATGAATTTTCAAACAATTGAATTTGCATCAGGTAGTTTGACAGATAATATAACATTAGAAGAAGCACCAAATAATTATTTGGAAGATGATGGTATACTTTTAGATGGCACTGATTCAGATAGCAGTAATGCTGGTGGATCACTTCTAGGAGAAACAATTCTTTATTCCCCCAGAAGTGTTCAGAACATGCAACTAGAAGATGCCACGGTTGATGGTCGTGGTGGTGTATTAGTTTTAAATGGTAAAGATTCAAATTCAACTGGAGAAGGAGATAGACTTTTAATTGAGACTGCAGTAGATGTATCGTTCAATTTGGTTTTGAATGGAAGTGATTCAGACAGTAGTAATGCTGGTGGAGATTTATTAATTGATAGAAGTGATGCATCTGGAAGTAATGCTGGAGACTCTTTTGAGTTACAAGATATTTTACAAGAGGTAAGAGCATTTAAATTTGAAACAGTTCCAGCAGAACAACAATCATTGTTGCTAGAAGAAGGTGCTGGAAAAATGCAACTAGAAACTTCTGGCACTGGTGGTGTTGATGAAACTACAGTGAGAAGAGTAACTTCTTTTGCTTCAACAAAAATTGATCTTCCTGTAGTGAATGGAATGACAACTAGCGGTATAGAAACAATATCACAATCTTTATTTGAAGATCGAGGTTTCTTATTGGAAGATGACACAGGCGTAATTCTTGTTGATGGATATCATTATAAAGCACCAATGTATAGAAATCTTGATATGATATTGTATTCTTCACAGACAGGTTCAGAGTCATACGGAGCTAATTTTGGTGGGTCAAATATAAAAATGTTATTAGAAGAAGAATCCTTTCTTCAAGGAAAAGGAACAAGTCCCACAATTAGTGATTTCATTAATTTTAGTACAGATTTTCTTGTTTTAGATGGTTCTAATGGCAGTAGTGCTAATGCTGGTGAAAACATGTTATTAGAAGATGCTACAATAGGTTCTGGAAACACTTCTGTTGAAAATCGTCTAGTCAGCGAAGATAAGATTAATTTTGGTTTTGCTTTAGGAGACATACAAAGGTCAGACCTTTTGATTTTAAATGAACACGCAAATGAAAAAAGCACAGATGATAATATTATTGGAGTATTATTAGAGGATAGTCAAGAAACAGGAACATTTAGACTTGAAGATGGGACTACTAATGCCACATCTTTTGGGGATTTTATTCTTGTTGAAGGCACCACTCCACCTCATAATGTTAATAGTAAATTTATATTGGAAACTGTGAGATTTGAGTTAGAAGAAGAAAACCAAAAAGGAACAGTTCCTCTGCAAAGTAGATCAACTGATGGTGTCAGATTTGCTCGGTCAACAATGATACATGTAAAAGAAAGTTGATTTTTAATTGAAGAAGGTACACAAGAATCGTTTTTACTTAATGTATAAATAAGTATATAAATATAAAAATAGGATAAAAACTATGGTAGCAATAGTCACAGAAAAATTTAGAATTCACAATGCGTCTCAATTTAAAGAGTCGTTTAGTGAAGCATCTGCAAGCACTTATTATATGTTAATAGGTAAACCTACAGCATATGATAGCGATACTTCTGGTGGTTCGGATACAAGTCCACCAACCCCAAATGATGATGTTGGTAGTGAATTTTATATTTGGGATAGTGCTATTGGTGCAAAAAAAATAGTTTCTACTGATGTAAGCAATGTTGTTTCGAGAAGAAACTGGGCTAACAGCACAGTATATGACATGTATGAACATGATATTAGTTCTACCAATACTAGTACATCTGGAGCTTCAAATTTATATGATGCTACTTTTTATTTTATGACTGCTGATAATAGAGTTTATAAGGTTCTTGATAATGGTGGTGGTGCCGCTTATTCTGGAACAGAACCTACTTCAACTTCCAACTCTCCATTTGAACTGGGTGGGTATGTATTAAAATATATGTTTACTGTCTCTTCATCAGATGAAGCAAAATTTTTCACTTCAGATTTTATACCAGTAGCAACTGATAGCACCGTAAGTGCAAATGCTACTGATGGTGCCATTGAATCATTCATTGTTACAGGTGGAAGTGGTTATACAGATGGAACGTATTTTACACCAGTTTATGGGGATGGTACGAATGCTGGAAAATCTACAGGGGCTATTTTAAAACTTATTGTATCAGGTGGTGTTATACAAGCATTTGGTCTAACAGATGGAACAGATAGCACGGTGGAAACTGCAGGAACAGAATATACCTTTGCAACTATAAACCTTGATTCTGGATATACCTTTTCCGATGCTGCTTTGACTTCAGCCTCTGCTATGGGTGGTAGTGGTGGTTCTGTAAAGGTTATTATTTCACCAAAAGGGGGTCATGGATTTAATGCGATTGAAGAGTTAGGTGGTCATTTTGTTATGGCAAGAGTTACTATGACGGGTGCTGAAAATGATGATATTTCTGCTGGAAATGATTTTAGAAGTTTAGCATTGTGTGTTGATCCAACCACATTTGGAACTTCAACAATTGCTTCATCTAGCACTGCCAGATTGTCATATGCTATTAAATTAGAATCTGGGGCAGGAACTTTTCTTCCAGATGAAACTGTAATTCAAGCTTCAACTGGTGCGGTTGGAAAAGTAGTAGAATATGATTCAACTAATAGAATTTTATATGTCATTCAAGAAAGATATAATGGTCATGGAACATCCTCTGTGACTTCACCTACAGTTAGTACAGGAGTTGGTCAAGGTAGTGGTAATAGATTTTCGGGCGCTAATGCTATAACCAATACAGGTGGGAGTGGTGCTTCTGGAACGCCTGATGCTGCTGCAGACACTGCTGTAACTCTAGCAAATGGTGGTTCTATTACATTTGCTGATGGATATGCCAATCCAGAATTAGAACCAGATAGTGGTGATATCGTATATGTAGAAAATAGAAGACCTATCTTCAGATCAACGTCACAAACAGAAGATATAAAACTTGTAGTGGAGTTCTAAAGTGGTTACTCAAAAAACAAATTTAAATATAAGTCCTTATTTTGATGATTTTGATGAATCTAAAAACTTTGTTCGTACTCTTTTTCGGCCCGGTTCTGCGATTCAAGCAAGAGAACTGACACAATTACAATCAAGTCTTCAGAATCAAATTGCTAAACATAGTGACCATATATTTGAAGAAGGGGCCATGGTTATTCCCGGCCAAATTTCTTTTAACTCAAGTTACTATTCATTAAAATTAGTTGATACTTTTGGTGGAGAAACAATTAAACTTTCTCAGTATCTGGATACGACAAATCCAGTTGTTATTACAGGAGCAACTACAGGAGTTACTGCAAAAGTTATTGGTATCCAAGAAAAAACAACCACAGAACAACCATTATTGTTTATTAATTATATTAATGCAGGAACAGATGGACAAACCTCTGTTTTTGCTGATGGTGAAAATCTTTCTGCAAATATTAGTACCACACACACAACAAGTTATTCTGCAAATGCGGCATCTCTTACAGCATTTACATCCACATTTAAGGCGGCTACAGGTTCATCTGCATCACAATTGGCAAGTGCCACAGGTCCAGCGGCTAGAACAGGATCAGCCGTAGAAGTTCAAAGCGGTGTGTATTATGTTCGTGGTCATTTTGTTCAATGTAATACACAAACTATTGTTTTAGACCCATACTCTCCAGCACCTAGCTTTAGAGTGGGTTTTACAGTAGAAGAAAAACTTGTTTCTTCCGGCGACGATACTACTCTTCTAGACAATTCTACTGGTTCTAATAATTTTTCTGCAAGAGGTGCAGATAGATTACAAATTAACCTAACATTAGCTAAATTAGAAAGAACTTCCACTGCCGATAGTAATTTTATTCAATTGATGGATATTAAAGCTGGTGTGGAACTTAGAAAGGTTAGAAATACTGAATACTCTATATTAGAAGAAACAATGGCAAGAAGAACATTTAATGAGTCTGGAAACTATACTACTGTTCCATTTGTTTTTGCTGTTGATGAATCAGTAACTGTAAATGATAATGTTGGTCTATACACTGCTGGAGATACGACGGATGATCGTAATACAGCAAGCACCGACTTATTGTCTGTTAGAGTCTCTCCCGGCACCGCATATGTAAGAGGATTTGAGGTAGAACGGCGTGGACCAACATTTAAAGATGTGAATAAAGCAAGAACTTTTGATACAGTGAATGCTAGTATAACTATGGCTCATATGGGAAGTTATGTAAATGTAACGAATGTATACAATAGTCCAGACATTGGTGCGGTTGGAACAGAAACTACACCATTTAAAGAAATTGGTTTATACAACGCTGCACAAGATTCTAGAGGTAGCTCTGGTGGAAGACAAATTGGTGTAGCAAGATCAAGAGGGTTGGAATATTCTACAGGTGTAGCAGGAACTACAACAGCAACTTATAAACTATTTCTTTTTGATGTTCAAGCATTTACAGAAATTGTTTTATCTGGTATTGCTAGTGCCACATTAACTGCAAATGCAAGTAGTGGTGGATTGAGAATTAAAGATGCTACTACAGGGGCTAGTGGAGTTGTTTATTCAGATGGCACTAGTGGAGATAAAATTTTTCTCACTGGTGTTACAGGGTCATTTAATGCTGGAAACAAAATCACAGCATCTGATAGAACCGGAAATGTAACAGACGGCACAAATGATTTAACAATTAAGAGTGTGTTTACACATTCTTTTGCTGATGTAAGATCAGTACATATGAGTGGAAGTCCTGCTTTTAGTGCTGACATTCAAGTTGATTCTTTTACTCAATTATCAAAAGTTGTTTTAGAAGATAGTGACAAAGCTTCTGCTGGTGTTCTTGCACTTAATGGAACAGATACAAGTTCATCAGATGTAAATGAACCAGTAACATATGAAAGAACAACATTTGCTACTTTAAGAGATATAGACAAAAACCTAGCTTTTTATAATTTGCCAGAAAGCATAATTAAAACTCATTTAACTACGTCTAATTCTGGTGTCAGTGATTTACAATTTACTGTGAAGAAACAGTTCGTAGGCAATACAAATTCATCTGGCGTGATTACATTTACAACAGGTGGTAATGAAACATTTGTATCTTTTGCTGAAAAACATTACACACTTACTGTAATGAGTGCTGGTGGTGGTAGTGCGGTTGCTGGAGATGTTATACTTCTTACAGATAAAACAAGTGGGTCAGGAACAAATAGTTTAACCATTACTGATAATACTCTTCTTGGAAACAATGCGAAAGTTAAGCTAACAGCATCTGTGCTAAGAACTTCAGTTCCAGTAAAATCTAAAACTACTAAACTAATGAAACAGTTGAAAGTAACTACTGGAACTACAGATGCGTTTGGAACTCGTCCAGACGATGATATTATTTCTTTGGGACGGGCTGATGTGTTTGATATTGTCGGTATTTTCGATTCTGGTGCTACATTAACTGCTGCTACGGCTCCAGAACTTAATTTAACCACTATATCAGGAACGTTTATTAAAGGGGAAAAGATAACAGGTGGTTCTTCTGGGGCAACAGCAAGAATTATTGATATATCAAGTCCAATGAGTTATGTTCTTTCCACCTCAATTGAATTTGTGGCAGGAGAAACAATAACAGGTGATGCTTCTGCTGCCACTGCAACAATAACTAGTGATGGATTAACAACTGGAAGTGAGTTAATTACAAGCAGATATTTATTTGATAGTGGCCGTAGAGCTAATTTTTATGATATTTCAAGATTGATTTTAAAAGCTGGTTCACCAAAACCTAGTGGTCAACTTCTTATTGTTTATAATTATTTTGAACATGGTGCTGGAGATTGTTTTACCGTTGATTCTTATTCTGATGTTGGAAAACAAATGGAGTTTGTTGATATTCCAACTGCAACTATTGATGAAAAAATAAGAGCGGATGAAAGGGCAGATAAAAGAGCCAACGTTGGCTATGATAGTTATAAACGTCTTAATGACTTTTATGATTTTAGACCAAGAGTAGAAGATATAACAGGAGCATCTTCTAATATTGATACTGTTGATGAAATTACAGGGTTTTCTTTTGATTTTAAATCAAGACAGTACGATGGAACTGGTGCATCTGTCTCTAGTCCTGTCCAACCGAGTAGTAATATCCAAAGTGATTTTGAATTTTACTTACCGAGAATTTCTACACTCTCAATGTCAGAAAATGGTAGAATTAATGTAACTGATGGAGTTCCAGATAGGTCACCTCGTAATCCTACAATTCCATCAGGAGATTTACCACTTGCTACATTGCTTGTTCCAGCTTTTACATATCGACCTCAAGATGTTCAAGTTCGTAGACATAAACATCAAAGATATACTATGAAAGATATTGGTGATTTAGAAGAAAGAATTGCTAATTTAGAATTTGTAACGACATTAAATTCTTTAGAGAGATCGACAGCAAGTTTTGAAATACTAGACAGCAATGGTTTAAATAGATTTAAATCAGGTTTTTTGGTTGATAATTTTACTGGTCATAAGGTGGGTGATACAAAACATCCAGATTATAAAATTGCAATAGATATGGAAGAATATGAGGCAAGACCTATTCATAGTACAAAGGCTGTAAGATTAGCTGAAGACACTACTCTTGATTCGGTCAGAACATCAAAAGGATATAAAAAGACAGGAGATTTAATAACATTAAATTATTCAGAAGTGCTTTTATCAGAAAATCCATTTGCATCCAGAGTAGAAAGGGTTATGCCACTTTTAACTTCTTCATGGGTAGGAGAAATAACATTAGACCCATTTGGAGATGAATGGTTTGAAACAGAAATTGCTCCAGAATTAGTGATTGAACTAGAAGGAAATTTTCAAGCAGTTCTTGACTCTGTTGATAATATAGGGACTGTATGGTCAGCATGGAATGTAGCTTGGAGAGGACAACCGACCACATCTGACCGTCGAAGATGGAATACTGGTCGTGAGATTACTGTTGGTGGCCAAGGTGAATGGGCCGAAGTCTGGGCGCAGGGTTTTATGACAAACACACAAGTAGGACATACACGCACACGAACAACTACTTCTGTAGTCGAACAAATTGATAGAGAATCACAAGGATTTAGGGTAATTTCTAGAGGTATTACTCCATACATAAGACCCAATACAGTAAAATTTACTGGAACTGGTTTTAGACCGAATACTTTTTTACATGCTTTTTTTGATAAACAAAATGTAAATGCCTATATCACGCCAGATTCTGGATTTTCTAGTGACGCAACTATTGTAAAGGGTAGTCAGCTATTAACAAGTGCAAATGGTTCATGTAACGGAACGTTTGATATACCAGACCCAAAAATTGCTGGAAACCCACAAATTAAATCAGGACAGGTTTTGTTTAGACTTACTTCTAGTTCTACAGATGCAAGAGGTAGAGTTGCGACTGCTGAAACAGATACAGGTGATGCAACTCCTACTACTTTATTTACTTCGGCTGAAGCTATATATGAAGCCAATGGAATACTTGAAACAATGCAAGAAACAATTCATGCCACAAGAAATGGAAGAATTGTTCGTGAGGTAGAAACTGAATCAAGGACGACAACTGAATCATTCTGGACAGAAGAGGAAGAAAACCCCGGTGATCCAATTGCTCAAACTTTTATGGTTGAAGGTATTGAACTTGCTGGAGATGGTAGTTCAGATGATCGAAAAGCAATGGAGATTGGTTCTACTGGTAGATTTATAACATCATTAGATTTATATTTTTCAGAAAAAGATGATACACTGCCTATAAAGATTGAAATAAGAAATGTGGTAAATGGATATCCCGGCCCAAAAGTTGTTCCATTTTCTAATGTGACTAAATTTCCAGCAGATGTAAATGTTTCAAGTGATGCATCAGTTGCAACAACATTTACTTTTAAATCTCCTGTATATTTGATGCCAAATATGGAATATTGTATTGTTGCTTTGACTAATACCATTGATTATAAAGTTTGGATTTCAAGAATGCATGAAGAGGATGTTACATCTGATAGACAAATTTCTGAGCAACCTCATATTGGTGTTTTATTTAAATCTCATAATAATTCAGCATTTGCGATTTCACCTTTAGAAGATTTAAAGTTTACTCTGCGAAGAGCGAAGTTTAGCACAGAACCAGCGACAGTGACATTGGAAAATAAAGCAGTAGAAACGAGAACCTTGGGAGCTAATCCTATTATTATGAATGATGATTCTGCTACAGCATTAAAAATTAAAGTTAACCATAGAAATCATCATATGTATTCTACGAGTAATAATGTTACAATTGATGGTGTCATATCTGGAGCCAGCACCACATTAAATGGTGCCATCTCTGCAACCGAAACTGGTACAATCACTTTGGCTAGTGGTTCAAATTTTGATGACACTACTGGAAAGTATGCTCAAACTGCTGCTGGAGTGTGGCATATTAAAATTAATGATGAAATTATCACTTACACTTCAATCAGCACCAATAGTATTACTGGTGGAACAATTACAAGAGGAGTGGATGGAACTACTGCTGCAGCACATGCTACAGGATCAACTGTTGAACTTTATCAAGCATATAAAGTTCCATTTACAGAAATAAACAAAACACACACAGACATTGATGATTTTGGATTAGATTATTATACACTAACACTTTCTACAACTCCTGTTATTGATGGTGTGGCTGATGCGTTTGTTGAGTTGGGTGGAAAATCTGTAACAGCAACAGAAAACGCTCAAATGTGTGGTATGTCTACAATGATTAGTACTATACAGCCACCATCAACAGGTATTAGTTTAAAAGCAAGACCTACAACTTCAACAAGTCCATCTGGGACTGAAACATCATTTAGTAAAACTAGTGAAGCAAATGCTTTTAATGTACCTTTAAATGAAGATTTTTTCTTTGACGAACCACAAATGGTTGCCTCTGCTATCAATGAAGCAAATGAAATGTCAAGTAATAAATCATTTACGATGCCAATTACTTTAACAACAGAATCTAATACCGTTTCTCCTGTAATAGATATGGGAAGAGCATCTGTTTTTGCAATAGCAAATAGACTTGACAAAATAACAGCCGCTAGTAATGTTTGGCCAGATAAAGATGATGCTACATCATTAGCATCAATGTATCAACCTTCTACTGTTCCAGAGGGTGATCCCAATGCAGCGATTTATATCACTAAACCAGTTCGATTAAAGAATCCTGCTCAAAATTTAAGAGTATTGTTTGCTGCAGTTAAACCGGGAACAAGCGATCTTAAACTTATGTTTAGAACATTGAGACTTGATGAGGATGCTAATCTGGGCGATAAAGATTTTATATTTTTTAATGATGATGGTTCTCCAGATGATCCTATTGTTTCTTCTGATAGACGAGATGAATTTTTAGATGTTGAATATTCAGCAGGAACTACAGATGATGGGTTAGGAACACCACTTGATGAGTTTACTGAATTTCAAATTAAAATTCTTATGCAAGGAACAAAATGTACACAAGTTCCAAGACTTAAAGATTTTAGAGTTTTAGCATTGGCGACATAAAATGGAAAAAGAATTAGTAGATTTAGAAAGAGATTCAAATTCTCCCGGTATTATTAATACGAATTTAAATGCATATGAAATAGCTAAAAGAAGAGCAAGTGAGGCACAAAAACAACGTGACCAAATTAGAGATACAGCGAGAGAAATAAATACTTTAAAATGTGAAATGCATGAAATAAAAGACCTTTTAAAACAACTAGTGGGTAACAAGTAATGGCAACTTCAGCAAGTACAATAACAACTAGTAATACTCTAGAAGAATTTCGGGTTCAATTTAATAGACTTGTAAATGATGTTAGTGTTTTAGATGCGGGAAATTCGTTTGCTTCTAGTATTATATTTGAAGGATCGACTGATGATACTGCAGAAACAACATTAACAGTTACAGACCCGACTACTGATCGTACTATAACCTTACCTAATGCTACAGGCACAGTTATAACTACAGGTAATTCAGATACTCCTACTACAACCACTAGTGACAGTGACGCTGACCATATTTTGATTGATGATGGGGGAACTCTTAAAAAAATAACTCCTGTTAATCTCGGTGTTGGCAATCCCGCTGCTGATAATATCGCTGCTGGTGACGCTTCTGTTACTCTTACCACAACCAGCGGTAATATTACGATTGACGCTGCTGCTAATGACAGCGATATTATTCTCAAGGGAACAGATGGTGGTGCAGATACTACGTTTCTAACGATTGACGGCAGTGATGCTGGAGCGGCATCATTTAATGGTGTCATTACGGCAAACGCTGGTGTTGTAGTAGATGATATCACTATTAATGGCACTGAGATTGACCTATCGTCTGGTGATCTTACACTTGATGTTGCTGGAGATATTATTCTTGATGCTGACGGTGCTGATGTTATTTTTAAAGATGCTGGAACAGCTATCGGAACTTTCACAAATAGTTCAAGTGATTTTGTGATTGCATCAAACGTATCTGATAAGGATATAATTTTAAAAGGAAACGATGGTGGTTCTACTATCACGGCGTTGACGTTGG